CGCAAGCTGCGTGCGCAGGGCCGCGATGCAGAGGCTGAGAAGATGGAAGCAATGGCCGGAACCGCCGTGCTGTCCGCTGTGCCTATCCTCGGACGTCCCGCTGGGGCTGCCACACGCAAAGCGGTCAAAGCCGCAACGCCGTCGATAAAGGTTACGCCTAAGACGAAACCTGCCGCCCCAGCAAAAGCATTTGCCGACATAAACCCCGATCTGTACGGGCTGCGCAAGACAAAAGACCTCCCAAGACTTCAGGCTTCGCCCGTTAAAAAGGAACGGTTCCGCGCTGCCGCCACGCCGGATAAAGTGTCTCTTGGCGATTATGAAGGCCGTCCGTTCATCATCTCAATGGCCGACAGGTCGGCGGCGGGAGACCGCATAACCGGCGTCGGCGACGTAGACCTGAACCTGCCTGTAGATTTACAGGGCGGCCAAGACTTTATGTTCTCGCCTACCGCAGAGAACCTTGTCTGGGCTTCCGAAGCAGCGCCCGTGTCCAACATCATGAACCTAGCGCGGCAGCTTTACGACGAGACAGGCGAGAAGCCGCTCTATCTGCCGTTCCGCATGGGGGGTGAAGGCTCTGACTTCGCCACCATGACCGGCGAGACCATGATGTCCTACGCCGACGCCGCACTCGGCAAACGCGACAAAGCGGACATGAACCGTCTGGTCCAGCAATACATCCCCGACTTTGCGGGCATCAGCGACCCAGAAGGTTACCGCCAGTTTGCAGACCTCTCCGGCGCTAAACGCAAACAGCTTCAGATTGATTTGAACAACACCTTCGGCGAAGAAGGCGGCGGTCTGACGTTGCCTATGACCCGCGCCATGATTGCCGATCCGGCCCAACTCGATAAGCCGTCTTTCTTTTTACAGAACGTGGGCGAGATCGACCCGACTGCCGATGTCGTAACGTCCACAGGACATCGCACCTACTCTAGGGGTGTTCCGGGGCGGGGTCTGGGCGTGTTGGCCGACGACGTAAACGTCGCCCAGTTGTTGCCCGGTCTTAGCGAGATTTACCAGATTGGCGACCCGCGTGAGTTCCGTGGTCAATACGCCGACTTCACCGATTACGGCAAAGAGCTGAAACTCGCCGAAGAGGCCGCGATGCGCGAGAAGGCGCTTCGCCAAGGCAAGACGCCGAAGGTCTACAACACCGAGCGCGGCGGCACGAGCAAGTACATGCAGTCCGGCGCTAAGTTCGGCGTGCTCACCCCAGAGCTGCTCCGCCTGTTAGCGGGGGAGTAGGAAGTAGTTCTCGAAGGTGCTGTCCGCGTTTGGGTGGCCAGCCTTTTTGAGAAACTCAATCACTTCTTCACGCGTCACAGGCGCTTTGGGCGTGAGAACGTGCTTGGCGCAGAACAGCGTGAGCGACTGCCGCATCTTCTTCGGTATCGACACGACTGGGTTGATTTGAGGTATCAACGCCCGTCTCCCTTGGCTTCGGCCAGCAACGCGGCATAGGCGATATTATCCTCGGCACTGTCGGCGTGATACTCGCTGCGCGTGAACAGGCGCACCAGCTTGACTTGCTGCATGAACATCCAACCCTCGCTCTCGGTCAGGTCGCGGCCTGTGATGGCGTTAAAGGCCGTCACGATCTTGCCCATTGACCGCTCGCCCTCTGGCTCGTCATAGGTCGAGGCACGGTCGTGCATGTGCGCCGCAGCGCGGCCCAGCAATTCGGCAGCCTTCGGCTCTGGCACTTTAGCCGTCTCCTCATGCGACTGGAAGCAGTCCAACGCCATCTTCACTGTGTCGTGCTCGACACCGCAGCCGCTGCATATAAAGCTCTTACTCATTTCTTTTTCCTTCGTTTCATGGCTTCTAGCAGCACTTCTTGAATGCTGCGCTTGCTTGACAGGCGCTCCATGACGACTTCGTCCACGGTGCCGCGCGCCAGTATCGGATACACCAGCACAGGGCGGTCGTGCCCCGCCTGCTTCTGCCTCATGGGGCCGATGCGTTCGATGATCTGCATATGCTCTTCGAGGTTCCAGTTGACGCCGAAGAATGCCAATATGTTGCCCCCGTCCGCGAGGTTGAGGCCGTGCCCCGCCGACGCAGGGTGAGCGAATAGTATCGGCACCCGTCCGGCGTTCCAATCCCTGATCGTATCAGGGTTAGCGTCCAGAACCCGACCCTGACGGAAACGCATTTGTAGACGTTCGAGATCGTGCTTGAAGTTATAGGCCACCAGCACGGGCGCGCCGTTAGCTTCCTCGATAATGCTTTCCAGCGCATCCAGCTTGGCATTATGGATAGTCTCCCATTTCCCGTCCTCGCCCACGTACAGCGCGCCGTTGGTAATCTGCAACAACTTCTGCGTCCGCACGGCTGCGTTGGCGGCCTCAACCTCGTTCTCCGCGAGCTGCGCAAACATATCGGTTTCCATCGACGTGTACAGTTGCCGCACGGACGGAATGAAGTCGGTGTAGACCGGCACCACGTTCGGCTCGTCCACTGGCAGCGCACGGACGGTCAGGCAGACGTCGCGCAGCTTGTCCTCGACCTCGCGCTGCGTGTGCTCGTATGGCACGAGGCTGTAGCCGTCGTACCCCTTGCGGAACCAACGCTGCTCGAAGGCGCTAAACGTGCGGCCCAGACGCTCACCCTTGTCGATGAACCACGTCTGCCCCCACAAATCCTTCACACCGTTGGGCGCAGGCGTCCCTGTGAGGCCGATAAAGCGGCTCCCCTCGCCGTGGGCTACCTGACCCAGCAATCGCGCCCTAGAGCCTCCCTGACGCAGCCTGTAGGACTTCAGGCGCGTGAACTCGTCGGAGACGATTGTCTTGAACGGCCACGCGTCGCCCAGCTCCTTACGAAGCCAACCGATGTTATCGTAGTTCATGGTGTAAATGTCGGCGTCCTTGGCCAGCGCACGCTCGCGCTGCTTCGGCGTGCCGGTGATGACACTGACGCGCAGGTGCGACAGGTGATCCCACTTGCCGACCTCTTCAGGCCACGTTGACTTCGCGACGCGCAGCGGGGCCAGCACGAGTATGGGGTAGATGTCGTCCACGACGGACATGTTGTCCAACGCCGTCAGCGTCGTAACCGTCTTGCCGCCGCCCATGGGCATCCACAGGGCGCAGCGCGGCACGTCATATAGGAAGCGCATGGCCTCCTCCTGATAGTCGTGTGGCTTAAACGTCCGTGTCATTACCGCTCCGTATCTTTTCGACTATCGTGTCGATGTCTTCTATGGTGCGCGCCGTGAACACCGGAATACCCGCGTCCTGCATGCGCCCGACCTCACGCTCCTGAATTTTGCTGTAGCGGTCGCCTTCGGCCTTTACTTCGATGAAGGCGGACTTGCCCCCCTTCCACCACACATAGCAGTCTGGGCAGCCTCTGCGGCTCTCCCAGCGCACCTTGCGGTATTGACCCCCACTCTTCTGCACTTTCTGCTTGAGGTGGTTCTGTAGGCGGCCTGCGGGGGTCATATAAGCTCCCATCCTTCCGGTTTCGGGTAAGGCTCCTTCTTGTACCGGATCAGGGGCCATGTCTTCTTCTTGAACGTCCGGTCCCCGACGAGGTAGATGTACCGGTGTTTGCGCGGGCGCTGCTTGTAATAGAAGTCGTCGCCATACTTGGCCTTGATCGCTGCCACGCGGCTCTCCGCGCCCCTGAACTGGTCCGATATGGTTTGGCTGTGCAAGTGCTCTTGCCCTTTTATTTTCCAGTCTGTGCGCTTCGCCGACAGGCCGTAATAACCAAAGTTGGTCGCCTGATAGATGTAGCCAAAGTGGCCTTGCTCTGTGTCTGCGAAGGAGACGACGATCCGGCCCTGCGGCAACAGCTTCAGGCTGCGGCCCACAAGCATGCTTGCGTGGTTGCGGACGTTGTCGCGGAGGCACAGGCGGTTTAGCTCAAGCACGGCAGGGGCCATGTCTGGGCCTGCCACTCCGGTGCGAAGTGTCGAACTCAATGGCGTGCCGTATGTGACCACGCCGAGCAAATCCTCGCCGTCGAACAGACCAAAGGCGTAGGTGATACTCGGCCAGCGTTTGGCGTAGTGGATGTTGAGGATGAAGTCCTCGCAATCGGCGCGGGCTATGGCGCGAACGTCCATACCTCAGTCCTTCTTGTAGCGGTGGGTCTCGAACCCAGCCGCAGCCAGAGGCAGGCCGACAGCCCACGACGGGTTGGTCGCCATGATCGACGCAAGCTGCGCCACTGTGTAGTCGGCGCTGTCAGGCACCTCAGTGATCAGCTCGTCATGCACGCGGATGCAGACTTCGTAGCCGTGCTCCTCCGCGCCGACCATGCCGGTCATGAAGACGTCGCGGGCGACGGCCTGAACGATGTTCTCCACCAGCTTGCCGCCGTAGGTCTCGATGCGCTCCCACTTCTTGGTGAACTGGTTCACGCCCTCGAACGTGACGCGCGCGTCCTCGATCTTGGCGTTGCGGTACGACAGGAAGCGCCCGCTGGGCAGCTTGATGCGCAGCCAGCCGTCCTTCATGTCGAAATGGAGCAGGCCGCGCACGTCGAAGCTCTCGCCATCGCCGCGCACTGCGGCGCGCGCCGCGCCCTCAACGTCGTACCAAAGTTTGACCACGTTCGAGTGCGCCGTGCGCCACGCGGTCACCAGCGGC